CGAGCCATAGCTCCCTTCTGACGGTCTTTTGTAAGACCCTCAAGAAGACCGGTCTTCTCCCATTTGGTAAGAAGAGCGTGGCTTTCGGCGCGCATATCACGATTGACAACTCCTTCGGTCAATCTTTCGATAATACTAGACATTTTAAATCACCTCCTTTTTTTTATAAATTATGATTATTTTATTCCAGCTAGTTTTTTCATTCGATCTTGCAACGGATCGGATGCGGGCGCCTCTTGGCGAGTTGCCCGAAGAACAGTAGACCGACGACCAATAGCTTCGCTCAGTGATTTTGGACTCTTCGTCTTTTTAGAAGAACCCTCCACTGTGCTTTGAAGCGTCTCGAAGATCGTCTTTGCTTCTGTTACAGAACCAGCACTAGAAATCGCTTCGGCAATTTTATCTTTTTGCCGCTCATTCAGGGAGGTATTTCTTAATACACGGTTCGTATAAAGCAAGCGAGCGTTAGAAAGATTTACATCTTGTAAGTTTTCCTTAAGCTCTTGGAAGGCTTGCTTGTACTCATTGTTGTGCTCTTTGATTTGGTTATTTTCGAAAACCAATTCTTCTTGAGCTTTTTTCAATGCTTCCAATTCTTCTTGCACATCTGTACTACGACGATGCGCTAATTCTTTTTCAATTTGATATTTCATGTCATCAGAGGACCGACCGGCCCAACCAGATAGGTCTGCACCCATATCAACAGTAAGTTTTTCCATGATGGCGTCCGCGATGGCATCAAAATCCATGTCTTCTTCCATGGGAGCATCAGCGTCTTCATCAGCTTCCGCTTCTGTTTCTTCAGCTTCTGCCTCTGCGCCATCGTCTTCGTCCTCATCTTCGGACAATAATTCTTCAAGAGAGATTTCTTCATCTTCTTCAAGTTCAGCCTCTTCAAGACCCGAAACAAGTGCTTCTAAGTTTTCCTGAAGGGCTCCAAGATCGATATTAAGCTCAGTCTCTTCACCGGTGCTCAAGAAAGAATCCAAATTTTTGCCATCAAGCTCAGAAAGGTCATCTGTTGCTGCGAGAGGAATATCATCTTCTGATATTTCTTCTCCTTCTGGGGCGACTTCCTCTTCCATGGCTGGCTCGGCTGACAACTCGGTTGGTGCGGCTGCAGCGGGATCTGCTGCTGCAGGATCTCCTCCACCAAGCATAGCATCCAAATCATCTTCTTGTTCTAAAAGTTTTTCTAAAGTTTCTTTTACATCATTGGAATATTTTTCAATAACAATGGTTTCGGCATTTTTTAGTGCCGCTTCGCGAAGCGCCTTGGCGTCGACAATGGCTTCATTAAGCAAGTTTGACATGAACAGTCTCCTAAATTGACTTTATAATTCAAAATAAATAGTATTCTGTAATCCAAAAAACCCTTTTTTTGGAGCCCCTGCTAATTTTTACCAATAACTGCCCAATCAAAGCCGGCGCCAATAGCATATCCACACACGGTCACAAAAGAACCAGAGCCGGGACCACCGGGTGGTAAATCGTGAGTCGTTAAACCATCAATAAAGTCTTCTTGTGTATTACTAGCAGAAACCTGAATCATGTGAGCTGATATATTTTTGATTGTATACGTCAACCCAACAGTAGCAGCAGTCAGCGTTGGCAACGAAGCCGTAACGCCGTTGGTCGGATTAAATACAACTACTCGATCTGAAGTTCCTAAAGAATAGTTGGCAGTTTTTAAAGCGGTGTGTAACCTGACCGTTCCGCTTAAGTGAGTCGAACCCACAACACTGAGGGAATCTCCCGGAGTGGCAGTATTTATTCCAACCTTATCGGTGCCGCCATCAACAAATAGCATGTGAGTGTTGTTGTTGCTCTCAACTCTAAAGTCAACCAAAGAATCGGCGCCTTCATTGACGACAACTTCTGGTACGGCTCCATTAACTCTGAAACCTTCTCTGGTTGTTCCGTTGTCGTTAACTTTAAGTACTATGTGCTTGTTGATTGTGTCGTTTTGAATTAAAATATTGTCCGATGAATTTATTCCAATTTGACCCAAGGGGGTGCCGGGACTATGTGAAGAACTAAAATAGATCGACGGCAACGCGTTCTTAACAATTAGGCTCCCTGAGATCAGCGTTTGTCCGTTTCCTTCGATTCGGAACACAGGATCTCTTGTATTGCTTTTAGCTTCAAAGAGCATATCTAAATCCGAGCCGGTGACGTTTAGTTTAGCGTTTAAAAGAACACCGCCAACTGTTACCTTTCCTGAACCGGTTACTCCTAAGATGGTCTGGTGACTTGGAGTCCTTACCATGAGGGGTATGCTATTGTCAGTCGTGGTTGAAATCTTAACAATGCCTCCTGTGCCAACTTCCTCGTTGCCTATTTGCAATGTTCCATTGGTCAAGTCGTACAGACCTTTCGAACCGGTAATTGATGCCACTTTTATTCCAGCGGATGCTGTAATCTCGCGCACATTCAAAGCTCCATTTGCATCAATTGAAGCACGATTGCCATGAATTGCAAGACTTTGGAAATGACCAGCAGCAGAAGCCGTAATGCTTACAGCGGTGATTGCTCCAACATTGCTGACGGATGCTCTACCACCACCGATATTTATACTATCGAAAGAACCTTGACCGGATCCGGAAACAATGCCGGCGCCGCCTACTGCAATCAATGCCGGGGCTTGAACATGACCAGCAGCTGAAAACTCATTCGCTCTAATGCCTTCAGAAGCAGTAAGAGCAACAAGACCAGAAGCAATCTTGGAGTTTGCATCAAGGACTAGAGCTTTATTAGCAGCGCCGGTGCCGTTAGTAATACCGTCAAGTTTTTCCATATCAGCTTCGTTGAGATCGGCAGAACCAATGATGAAAGAACCGACAGCAGTAACAGAACCACCGAAAGAAGCAACACCAACGTTACTAACAGTAGCAGTGCCGCCACCAAGTCTTAAGTTCTCAAAAGAACCCTGACCCGAGCCGGAAATAATACCTGCTCCAGTAGCGATTAACGCTGGGGCTTGCATGTGACCAACAGCAGAAAATTCATTCGCTCTGATACCTTGCGAAGCTGTAAGGGAAGTAGCAGTGAATGCCCCTGCATCGCTGATTGTGGCCCTAGCGCCATTGATATTCAAGCTTTTGAAGTCTGCAGCCGCAGAAGAAGACAACGATATCGATGCCGTCATGTGCGAGCCACTAATTATAAACCTTTGGACACCGTTAGTTTTTAGAGCTATGAAATCATTTTCAAAGTCAATCTGGGTATCTTCGGGATCGTCTTCAAATTTTACGTCGCCGTGTTGCTGTGGTCCTTTCGAGGAATTGTATGCCATTTATAGTGTTCTCCGTTATCTATAAGTATCTTTCAGGAACCCTTAGTTCCAATAATCCACCAATTTTCTCCATCTGATTGTAGCGTTCTGGAAGAATAGTTCATTTTTATTAATATCTTATCATTAATGTCTATCCGTCCTTCCTCACAAGATACTTCAATTTGGTTGGAATTTAATTTGTATTTATCAGAGTTTGCTTTTTTAATTATCAAAACTCGTCCATTGTTGTTTGTCGCAGGAGGCAAGACAACCTTAATTTTATTTTGTGATGCATCGCAAAGAACTGTGTAATCGTCAGACTGAACATGATATTCCCTATCCGAAATCTTGTTTATGCTATAGTGTACTGCACCATTGCACACAACTGAAGAATCTACTTTTAGATTGTTTGCTTTAATCTTTCCATCGACAGATAACGTGTCAGACTGCTCATCGTATGTAAAACTGGGAGATGAATCAAACTCGTTTGACCCCATCCATTGAATTTCGTTTTTCTTTCCGGAAGGTCTGTGCATTTTAATACTGATATAATTATCGTATAAGTTTTTTAATGTTGTACTGTTTGTGGCGCCTCTCGATACATCGGAAACGATCAAAAGGTCCTGATCGCTAAGATTCTGTCCGCCTAGGTTTATAGCTTGCATCTTTGTTGGATCAACTACTAAATTTTTTGATCGAATTGATAAGCCAGAAGTTGGAGATAAAGATATTCCAACGCCATCTTCGTCCACCTCTAAGCCGTTTACAGCTTTAACTTGAAGTTCTTTGCGGACATCGTGCAATCCTCGCCCGAAGTTCAAGTTTGTTGCATTTATTTTCTCATAGAAGTTATTTGCTGGCAAGTCTGTTAAAGATTTTCCGGAACCAATGAAGAGTTTTGATTTTATATTGTGGGATTGTAAAGTTACCCCATCATAAGTTAAATCATGATGAGCTTTTATTTCTGAACTGCCCTCATATGTCAAAAGATTCCTTGCTGTTCCACCAACAATCTTGGTTACCGCAACATCTCTCATCGTTGCACAAGGACTTTCAGCATCGGTGTCATAGAACACGCTTGCACTGATAGTGCTCTTGAATACTTTAACTCCATCAATTTCTTGATCGCCGTACTGATCGACTGAACCGTCGACCTTTCCTTTTAATACATTATATGCCATATTTATCTCGTCTCCAGTAAATAGCTTTATAGTTTTAAATAGTCCCATAAAAAAGGATGCCCCCACAAGGAGGGCATCCAAAAAACAACCAAAGGTTGTGGTGAATTATACGATTCGCCAGTCGTTGTTAGCAACATATACCAAAGTAACAGCAGCAAATGGTGACTCAAGAACGAGGGAAGTAGCTCCATCGATGGTTTGAGAACCAGAGCGGCTAATGGTAACTGAATTACCGACAGCGGTATCAGCAGCCTTAACTGTGACAACATCACCAACGCTAGCGTTAGGCAATGAGCAAACAGCGGTTGCAGAACCAGTGAAATAGTTGTAACCTTCGGAAAGAACAACAGTATCAGTAGCGGCTGTAACAGTGTTACCTTGAACAGAAAGTTGACCGCCAGAGGCTGCAAGACCTGCACCAGCCATGCCAGCAACTAAGTCGACAATACTTTCTTTCTTGGCAACACCAGAAGCGCCACCGTCAAGGAACAAGAAGTGGTCAGCAGAAACGTCAATTGACGCAGCAGCAACAAGAGCTGGACCGATTGAGAACAGATCATCGACAGTCTCGTGGTGAAGTCCGTTATCACCAGAATCAGAGAAAGCAAGCTTATCTCCGGTTGCGATGGTTTCGGCACCAAGACCGTGAATTGAGAGACTCAAGACACCAGATGTGTTTTCAATACCAGTAGTACCGACAACACCTGCAGCAATTTCCATAACATCAGTGAAGGAATCACGTTTCATGAGACCATCAGCATCGAGGAAGTAAAGCGAATCAGCAGCAGTGAACGCAGTATCAGCAACACCGTCGAACTGAACAGTGCCAGCAACCTTAAGGGTGCTAGAAGCTGAAAGAGTTGTAGCTGTTGCAGCAGCCATGGTTGTGGCTGCGAAGGTGGCGTCACCGTTTGCAAGAATTTTTGCATTGTTGTTGTTGATAGAAAGGTGAGAAGCAGAAACAAAGCTTGAACCCGAGAAACTAGTTCCAAGGATATCAGCTACGTTCATTACACCAACAGCATCGACTTTGAAGGCTGCACCAGCAAAGTTTGGACCACCAGCATAAAGTCGCTCAGCACCCGCATCACCAGATGCAGAAAGAGTTGCTGTGTTTAAAGCACCGTTCAAGGTTACGTTACGTAAAGTAGAGATGTCCTTGTTCGCGTCCAAGACAACAGCCTTAGAAGCCGCGGCAGTACCAGCAGTGATACCGTCGATCATCTCCAACTCAGCTTCGGACAATCTAGCGTTGCCAATTCTGACTTCGCTAGTAGCTTCAAGAACAGCAGCTTTGACATCTGCGGAAGCAGTAATAGAAGCAAGACCAGAAGCGATGCTAGCTCCAGCGTTAAGGACGAGAGCCTTGTTTGCTGCGCCGGCGCCATTGGTGATACCGTCAAGTTTCTCCATGTCAGCTTCGTTAAGATCAGCAGAACCGATAATGAAAGAGCCAACAGCGGTGACAGTGCCACCGAAAGCAGCAACGCCAGTGTTGCTAATGGTACTTGTACCACCACCGAGGCTTAAGTTCTCGAAAGAACCTTGACCAGAACCGGAAATGATACCTGCTCCAGTAGCAATTAAAGCCGGTGCAGTTAAGTGTCCAGTTGCAGCAACTTCACCAGCTTTAATGCCGGAAGAAGCTGTAAGAGCAACTAAACCGGATGCGATTGTTGCGTTCGCATCGAGAACAAGTGCTTTGTTAGCGGCGCCAGCACCATTGGTGATAGCGTCGATTTTTAACAAATCAGTTGCGTTTAAGTCAGCAGCGCCAACTACGAGACTACCAGCGGTGACCGCACCGTCAGCAGTGAAAGTGGCGCCTTCAACGCCAGCAGCACCAGAAAGGAAACCTGCGTTATCAAAAACACCGACAATTGCGCCGGCGTCACTGTGAATTTCGACAGTACCTTCCTGTGTAAGGGAACCGCTTAATGTAGCAGCACCTAATTGAAATTTATAAGCCATTTTTTAAAAACCCTCCATATAATAAGTTTTATAGATAAATGGTAAGACCATCCATCAATAGCAAACGAGGTGTACAAGCCCCGTTCATTATAAATAGCATGAAAAACGTCAAATAAAAATTAGAAGATAAAGTATTTGTCTGAACCGTTGCAATAAAGCTGTATCGATGCGTAGGGCGACTCTAAAACTACTGAATTTTGACCGTCAATTGTTTGGGATCCTGAAGCATATACCGTTATATTATTCGTGTTGGCAGCTCCCCCTTCATCTTTTATTACATAAGTCTGCCCACTTGCTAACAGGGTGGCACTAGGAAGTCTTACATCAACCGGATTACTTGTTGTGTTGATTGATATAAAATAGTCTGTCGCAGAAGCGGTCATATTTGCAGTCGTCTGAATTCGATTAAAGGCTATACCACCAGATATAGAAAGAACATTGTTAGAAAATACAAGATTTGAGGAGCCAGTTAAATCTCCATCGGAAGAATCATGAAACTGAATAGAATATGCAGGTCCCTCTGCTACAACATGATCTGCTTTAACGTTCGTAAGATTGCTGCCGTCGCCATAAAAAGAAGACGCAGAAATATTTATGCTGGCTGTTAGATCGCCCGTTATGCTAAGTGTACTACCATCGAAAAGCAAATTGCTTTCACATGTTAGTGTGTTTGCATCGCCGCTAACATTCGTGATCAACGCATTGTTTGTAGCGTTAGATACACGAGGAACATTCTTAACGTTTCCAGCGTCTGAAGTGCTAAGGTTTCCTGATAAGATACCACCTTCTGGCACCTGGAAAACACCCGGCATAACAACCGTTCCGGACAGTACATTGAATGCCATGTTGATTTACCCCTAAGTAATTAGAAGACAAACCAGTTAGCGCCATTAGAATATAAACTAATTGCGGGCATAGAACCTGTAAGAATATAGGATTCAGTGTTGTCAATTGTGTATCCTACGGAGGCCGTAAGAATAATATTAGTACCGCCGCGGTCGGTTACTTCATCTTTAACAACTATAATCGCACCGGATCCGTACGTTGAAGCGCTTGGGATTAATACCTGAACGTTTGAAGTGTGCCTGACACCAATAATATATGAAGGCGCTGATGCAGTGCTGTGGTTTACAGTTACCGGCTCGTAGAGACCGCGGAAGCCTCGGACTTGCACAGTTTCATTGGTGTTGTCGACATCCATCAATATGGTGCCATCTGCTTTAACAACCGTTAAGCTACCGGTTCTAATATGTCGGTCGTCGTTTGTGTTACCCATGAAAGTAGAACCACTAACATCAATTTGGGTAACATTCTCAATGTGATAATGGCTAGCGGTGATTGCTCCGGACACATGAAGTGTGCCTTTAACCAACAGTGTGTTAGCAGTATAAGGGATATCAGATGCGGTATACCACATAAAATTAGCCGAGCCGGAGGTATTCCCCGCACCGGTTAAAAACTGAACTGAGCCGGTAGGACCTACCGCCGTGCCCGAGCTTGAACAGTTTACATATGCCCAACCAAACTGAGCCATCTGCTATCCAACCCCTGCTGAGCCTGACCAGTTAGGACCGGTATCTGTTTGTGCACTCCTAGGATGAATACTTGTAAGACCGGCGACGATATCCACATCGACAGAGCCGGTCATATATATTTCGGACACCTTCATATCTAATACGGGTGACGTTCCGGGTACGCCAGCGGCGCCTTTGGGGACTGTAAAATAGTTAACTGAGCCGGTAGATGAAAGTCCTCTTGCTGAAAACCCCACTTTAACAGCGTTATTAACATCCTTATTAATAATTTGTATCCACTTGGTTACGTACGGAAAATGTACGATAGCGGCGTCGTTGCCAGTCTGCGTATCAATTGCAGCCTTTGCAAAGGGTGCACCGCTAACTTGATAAGCAGGGGCATGATTAAGTCCTGCTCTGAATTTCCAGTTGGCGGTAAAGTTTTGATCAGCCATTTTTAAATCTCCATAATTTATTATTCAAAAGTAAATAGTCACCTATTCTTTCTATTGCGTCTTTCTTCTGCTCTTTGTTTTTTTAATTCGTCTCGAATTCTTCTTCTTTCGGCTTTCGCCTTCTCTTCTCTTTTCTTGTCGGATGGTTTTTTATAGTATCTTCGATCTTTAGCTTGCTCTACAATTTTCTCTTTTTTGGTTTTCTTAATAAATCTTCTTATCATTTTCTCATGATTGCCGCGGCACTCTTTTGAAGTTACTAAAACGTTTGCTTTCTTTTTTGCCATCTTATTTCATCATTTCCCACATCTTAGCGGATTTCCCGATAAGATTGCTGATATCAACTCCGGAGTCTCCGGGGTCGCCTAAGTCTACTGAACCGGCTTTCGTTTCACGCTGAACAGGAACAGGCGTTGATCCCTCAAACAAGTCTACGCCATTGAATGAATCTTTGCCAATTGCGTCAAGCAGCTTCTTTCTTTGGGCTGCTGCATCTGGTGACCTTTGTTTTTGTGCCTTTGGTTGCGTGGGGGTGTTTTGTGACTCCACAACAAGGCTTTGAGGCTGCAATCCTTTTGCAACCTCGGACACCACGTTAGACAGAAGCCCCTCTTCTAGAAGGACTTCATGTATACACTCTTTAACGAGAGGCTTAATAAGTTGTTTTAAATCTGACTTCTTCATTAATCACCCCTTGATAATTCCTGCAATCTTCTGCCAGCGTTTTACTTCTTTCAGCGATGCGTAATAATCCTCGCGAGCTTTCTTTTCTTCCTCGTCCTCTTCCGGTGGTTCCGGCGTAGCACCGGGAGCAGCGGGAGCAGCGGGCTTGGGTGCACCAGCTGCTGCAGGAGCAGGAGCGCCGCCTGCAGCGGGTGCAGCACGGTCATCTGCAACATCTCCACGCATCCTTGTCTT